ATCATCCGGAGTCAGGAAGGTTTCTGCTTCCATCATGTCTGCAAGCTGCTGTTCTTCCAGATTTGAACGCTCAAGGAAGATTTTCCGATTGCTTGCCGTAAGTACGTCAAGATCATCCGCTGTCTTTCTCAGCTCTCTTGCATTTCCGGATGCAGTTACCCATGGTTCGTGGATCAGTGCTGTTGTTCCTACGCCCATGATTCTTTCGTCACATGCCTGTAAAATCACAAAAGCTACGGAATACGCCACTCCATCAACGATTCCTTTTACATGGCTTCCGGACTGCTTCAAAAGGTTGTAGATAGTTACTCCCTCTTTTACAGATCCGCCATTTGAATTGATATGTAATTCAATCGTATGGTCTTCCGGGATTGCCGCAAGCTGATCGCGGAAATACTTTGCAGAAGTCTCGCTTTCGGTATATGACCATGTTTTCCAGTCAAATTCTCCATACGCCGATACATCATCATAGATGTATAGCAAATGTACCGCCGGATCTGCTGCCTGCTTAAAACAGTAATTTGTTTTATTCTGTGTTTTTTCCATTCCCGCCATTTTCTCCACCTCCTTCCAGGCTGTTCAATAAATCCTGTACTGTGCTGTAATTCTTTGTGATAAAATGCTGGTTCGCCCATTCTTCATTGATTTGCGGCTGCCCCATTGCACGCAAAATCATGTTAATCGTATGCGTTCCAGACTGCACCAGCTTGTCAATCTGCGTCGCATTGCTGAATATGTCAACATGCTTAACGTGTGACGTGTCTACCATGCAGCGGCTGCCCTTCAATACGGCTTTCCCGTATTTTTTACGGTTGATTTCGCTCTCTAAGGATCCGGCTAATGGATCCAGTGCAACAGTCAACAGTTCGTCTATTGCCTTGCTGTTGTCCTGCACGTCCCCTTTCAGGATTGACGGAGGGATTCCTATTGCCCTCGCTGTAAAGTCGAATACATCATCATATAGTGCTTTTATGTCTCTTGTTGTTGTTTCATTGTAGTTCTTTGACCTGTTCGTTTCTGTGAAAGTATATCCTTCGAATAAGGGCAAAACTGCATTTTCGCTTTCAAAGAATGTCTTAAAATAATCATTCAGCAACTTTTTGAGAGTATCATCAAAGTTTTTGCTGTTCTGGGCTACGGCTGATATGTCCAGAGTTCCTTTTGAGCCATGTGACTGCATAAAGGTCTTTGCTCCGTACTGGATCAGCTTCGCATAGGAACCATATAGCCCCTGTAGTATCGTATTTACATTTTTCCAGTTCGGTTTTAGATACAGAACATCTGTGGATCTAAACGACCTCTGAAAAGTGTAATCATCAATCTGTACCTGGCTGTATGTGTTCCCGTACAGTGCGCTTCTGGTTGTGCAAAATGAATCTGCTACATAGAGCTGTCCATCTATTCCAGCAACAACCAACGCCTCTCCGTTTCTGAACATCTTTTCGATTAACTTATCAAAAAACTGCTGTTTATTCTGGTTTCTGTTTGGTTCGTAGTTCCAGGTATAATATTCATCCCGGAATATTTCGTCACCATTCAGGAATGTACGAATCTCGCATTTCCCTAACATTTTTGCAAGAATCTGAATTGCTCTCTGAAAAGCCAATTCCCTCAGATAAATTTCTGTCATTATGCTCTCAATCGGATTGTCTGCAATCTCAATTCGAGACACATTTTCAACTGACTGCTCTGGTTCTGACTGCTCTGGTTCTGGCTTCCCCCGTATCAGATTCCTGAATGAAAATCCCAACCTTTCTCACCCCCTTTCAGTAAGTCATTACTCCAATATCAGGCACTGCTGCCGTTTGTGCGTATGGGATCATGTCCTCTATTGTCATTGACGCGACAAGTGCCATAAACGGGTCAGTTTTTCTGCTTTTCGCTTCAATTTTCCCGTAAACATAGTTTCCTATGTCTGCATCATCTTTCTTTCCCGGTTTTCTCCCGTATGGGATCATTTTTGTATTGTTCGTCCCCCAGCGGAGCACTGGATTGTCTCCCCAGATAAAATTGTCATTTGCGAAACAGCTGTCTATCACTGTCGCAACTCTCATTATGTCTGAGGGACGTACAAGCTTTAAATTTTTATATACTTTTGCGTCGAATCCAATTTCCCGGAGTGCTGCTGCCAGCAGAGCATAGCGGAAATCGTCAATCGCAATTCCTTTTATGCAATATTTCATCATTGCTGCTTGAATATAATCAGTGATGATCTCCGGATGTATCTCCACATCATCCACCATTGTCAGCAGTCCTCTCCGTCTCCATTCTTCCAGAGGAGCTTTTATCCTTGGAATATCTTTCGACTGGCTGCACAACCATGAATGATTGATGTCATACCGGATATTTTCATCTCTGAAATGCAGATTTACGGAAACAAGGTCCGTAATCTTCGAGAAGTCAATCCCGCAGGTGCATGTCCACCCTGACAGATCCGGTATTTCTCTGTTCGTGAGCTTTATTTTCTCATACGAACACACTTTTATGTCTGTGGATCCGCTTGGGATATTCATTCTCTTTGTCATAAATGCAGTGAGACGTTCAGGATGCGCTAACCAGTCATTGTACTCTTTTCGCATTTCTCCCATTAACGTCGGGAGATATGGCAAGGACGGATTTGCTTTTTCCCAGTTCTTTTCGTCGTATACTTCTTCTTTGTTGTCCAGTCTGCAGATAAATGGCAGCATACCATTGTCCGGAAGATCATCAAAAAGAATATCCGTCGCTGTCCCAAGCATATCGTCAAGTGGTCCTTCTCTTATATCTCCCTGGGTGGTGTAGTAGGACCGGCGCGGATGTGGTTTCTTTCCAAGTCCGGTTGTGAACACTTCAATGTTCTTGTAGTCCTGATATTGATGTATCTCATTGAACACCACCATACCGGAGCGCATTCCGTCTTTTCCGGATGGGTTGTTTGTACGTCCCAGAATCGTTGATTTCGTTTCTGTTCCTACTACCTTCTCAGATGTCCAGTAATAGAATTTTTTTAATTTTTTCGTATGTTCAGGCGTTTCAAGAGCCTCCACCACGTCTTTGACGGGTCTTAGTGCCTGATCTTCGTTATTTGCACAAATATCTACGTCATACGCCCTGATTCCGTTATACGGACTTACCAGGCAGGCAGATTCCCACGCTATTGTTCCGTCCTTCCCCGCGCCCCTTCCGAGCATACAGAAAAGATCCGGCCAGCGCGGAGTCTTTGATACCCTCCAGTATGTGCAATCGTGCAGTCCCACGACAAATATCTGCCAGGGAAATAGCTTTTCAAACGGGAAATATTTTGCAATCCCGATATATTTCGTCAGCTGTTCGCTGTCTGTGTATATGTCTTCGTTTTTGAAACAACTTCTGACGTGTGATACCAGTGCTTTGACTTCCCTGGAAGCTCTGATTTTCTCAGACTCTACGGCCTCCATGAACTCCTCTATGCGTGGATCACAATTCGTCATCATCATCCCCCTTTATTGTTTCTTTCGTTGTCAACTCCAGCTTGTCCAGAATCATCAGCATCTGTTTGTTGACAGCAACCAGATCTTTGACCGACTGGTTCTGTTTTACAATCGTTGCTTTCCCGCTTGCGGATGTGGTCTCAAAGGTCACTCCGCGCTTTTTTATATCTGTTTTTAGCTTCTTTTTGACATCATAGAGGGTCATATAGTCGTCCAAAAGGTCTTTGAAGACGGAAATATCTGCCTGTTTTTTTCTCAGCTGCTCTTTTAAGCTTTCTAATATATCCGCTTTTTTTTCGGCCATTTTTTCACCCCTATTTTTTTATTTTTTCATCATGTGCGACCTTTCGCAGATTTGTCGAGGCCACCCACCGGTCTCCGGCCGGCCGCCAAAAATCGCAAATTTTTCGACCGGGGGTATCAGTCCCAGCGTTCCTCTGTCAGCGGTTCCTGCTTCTGTGGTTTTCTGTAACCATGCACTGCTTCATGGCACTCATGGCAAAGGCTTATAAGGTTTCTTTTCTTCACTCCATGCCACTCATACCATATGTCCAGAGCCATCTCAGGATGTCTCTTCACGTAGTTTACATGGTGTACTGTCGTGGCTGCTGTGTATCTGTGATGTTCTCTGCACCTCTGGCATTCATTGTGATCCATCTTCAACACCTGCTGCCTGACCTGCTTCCACCTGGTCCACACATAGAACCTGTGTATGTCGTTCGCTACGCACCAGCGCACGAACTCTGTTTCCTGTTGCGTCATATTCCTCCTAACTCAAAAGAGGACCTGCATATAGCAAGCCCTCTCTCGCGGGGAACGATTATTCTGTGGCTTTCCTGAATACCACGTTATCAATATATCATTTATTTTGTCCTTCGAGTACCGCATTACAGATACTCCTTTATCTTGTCTTTGTTATTGTTTCTCAGTTGTGCCTGGTACTTCTGTATTGTTTTCTGGAAGTTCTCCATACTCTTTCTGTATGCTTCTACTTTCGCAATGTTTTCTTTCCCGAACATACGGCGGTATCTTGCCTGCATGTTCCTGATCCGAATCAACATTCCTTTCGTCTTGTTATCCTTTAGCAGTACAATATACTTCTTTCCGCACTGTTCACACTGAATGTATTGGATGTCCAGTTCTGTATTTGGTATATGTTCTTCCTTTACGGTCTGCTCCATCTGGGCTTTGCATTTATCGCATTCTATCATTTAATCCTCCTTGCTATGATACTGTAAAACCTCCTACGCATTTCGTAGAAGTATGATCTCTCGCATGGAATGCCTCTGGCTTTCATGGTCTGAAATGTGCAGTATTCTGTTGTCACGTAATGCAGCAGATATGGATATAGCTCTTTTTCTTTTCCGACTGCTTCCATGGCTGCGTCTTCAATCTTCTTTATCTTGTGTGTGATCTCGGCCGCTTCCATGGCTGCGTCAGCAGTTGAGTCAGAACAGTTATGTGATCCCGGCTGTCCAGTCAGATTCTGTCCGGCTCTTGTGTCTCTCTTTACGGCCAGCTCCTCTTTCCACTCTGTATACTGCAAGCAATAGTTGTATGCGGTCTGAAAAGCTCTCTTTGATATATTATATTTCTTTCTGTTCAGCGGTCTCACGTTTGGCATGTCTGCCCTCCTTAAAACTAATTATTTCTCTTGCTCCGGCCAGTTTACTTGTGTGTCCAGAAATTTTATTTCTCCCGGATATACCTGTTCTACTTTTCCGTTTTTATATTCTACAATGGCAAGTGTAATATTTGTTTGTCCTCCTGGACTTCCGCCCACCAGCAGCGACGGTTCAACAACTGTTGCAATTTCTGTCCATCTGTGAAATAT